GGGCGGGTCTTGAAGTAAAAGAAGCAAAGAAAGAAGAAGAAGCTGAAAAACTGCCAGAAAGAGAAGGTGTTTCACATACGCCTGAAAAACCAGACGAAAAACCAGACGAAAATTATTTATTACCTAAAGAAATCAATCCTGATGCAAAAGAATTAATTGTTAAAGATCTTAGAAATTCACCTTTTAAAGATCAAATCTTAAAAGAATTTAAAAGCCATTTTAAATTGCAAGTAAAAGAAGTTACGCCTGCAAATATTACATTATCTGAACATGGTAGATTTTTGCGCTTAACTATGGAAAAACTAAAAGACAAAAGTTGATGACGGATGAACAAGCCGATTACGCAGGCAAACAAATAATTCAAGAACTGCGGTCAAGGCGTATTTCTTTTTATAACCGAAACAAATTTTATTTTAGAACTGATGATACACAAGCCGCCTTAATTCGAGATCATTGCGCGAAACATGACATTTCGCTTTCTGATTTTTTCAAACAACTTTTATCAAATTATTTCAATCATGTCTGATTCATTTAAACCCGCTTTACCTCATCCAATTAAATACACAACAAGTGACAACACTTTTGAAGATTCCGACAAATATCCAAAATCAATGTCTTGGTTTGTGCCTGTTGCATCAATAACACCATTAGCCGAGCATTTGATGAAACTTGCAGATACAAAAACTAAAACTGCTAAAGTTTGGGATTATGAAAATAAAAAAGAAATTGAGGTTGAGGGTGTATGGATAAATGCAAAAGGTAAAGAAGGCCAAGATGGAGACTTCGGCAATCTATACCCAAAATTTATAGAAGGTGCTAATTCTTCCGATGAAATACCTTTTTGATTTTTGAAGTAAAACAATTATTTTTTTTCTTTTCCAAGCGTTCTTGAGCCAAACTAATTTTAATTAGTTCGCTTTCAAGATCGCCTATTTTTTCTATACAATTTTTAATTATTTCATCTTTTTCCCAGTTCTGCCTTTGATAGTTAACAACAACTTCTTTTAAATAATCCATATTATCTATTTCAAATATCATTCTGGCTTGTATATTTAAGTGAAGTTCACTTTCAAGCGTTTCTGTTATCGTAAGCCAATCATCCCAAGCCATAATTAAATGACCTCCTAAAATGTAAATAGGCTATCTTTGGGGATCATTTGATAGCCTATTATTTGAAGAGAAGGATTAAAAATTAACCCTTATAATCAAACCTTAACTTAAGATTAAGTAACTGGAAACAGTTTAGCCTTAACAAGCTTTACAATTTCATCGTCTATATCCGTCTCTGTAGACTTAGCATAGTCTTCTAGAAGGCTTATGACTAAAGATTTTACAGCATTACTTTTGACGCAAAATTTTAGTATTGGCTTAAAAATTCTAATCATTTTTTAGTTTATTTTAAAAGATAGCAAAGATTACTTTATTTGACCTTCTAACCTACTTACAGCTTCACTTAACTTATTTAATCTATTGTAAATATCAATAATTGTTTTTTCTCTACGATTACTCATATTAGATAAAGTCATTGCAAAAGCTGTAATTGCGGCTCCTATTAATGCAGCTTGTATTTCGGGCATTGATTTTATTTATATTTATGTTTAGTATGACTAATAAAACTAGATCATGGCAGAGAAAATAGCCGAAAAAGAACAAAAAACACAACAAACAGAGGATGATAAACCTGAATATCAAGAAAAAATTATTTTTTTAACTTCTA